AGCATCAAGCGCTACACCGACGAGACCACCGCCAACGGCGGCTTCGTGTCGATGAAATACAAGTCGGCGGACATCATCTTCGACGGCAGCAGCGGTATCCCGGCGAGCAGGATGTATTTCCTGAACACCGACTATCTGATGCTCGTCGTTCACACCGATGCCGACCTCAGTGTGCAGGATGAGATGAAGCCCTATAACCAAGACGCGGTGACGATCCCGGTTCTTTGGATGGGCAACATGGTTTGCACCAATCGCCGGCTTCAGGGCGTCCTGCGTCCGTAACCCACTGGCCGAGAAAGGAACAGAAAAATGTCTTTTGCAAACGTCCCAGGCTTGATCGGTCAGGTTCCGATCAATTTCTTCCAGCTGCCGACTTCGGTTGAAGTCCAGCAGCCGGGCGTTCTTCTCACCGCAGTCAGTCCTTATTGGGGCGGCGGTGAGTTCATCTATTGCCGAGCGAATGGCACGATCGCAGCGCAGGCTCTGGTCGTGGTCACTCCCGAGCTGTCGGGCGGAAGGTGGGTTTACAACGTCACCGAAGCCCCGAACACCGCTAACCTTGGCCGTATGGTTGGCGTTGCCTGCACTCCAGCCGTTACTGGCAATTACATCTGGGTGCAGATTGGCGGCCTTTGCCCGGTCAAATCGAGCGCGACGGTCAACGCGAATACCACCTTCGGCATCACGGCTGCTGGCACGGTCGGGGCGAACTCGGCGGGCAAGCAAATCCTGAACGCGAGGGTGATGGCTCCGGCCACGACTACCATTGTCAAGGCCGGTGTTGCCAACAATGGCAGCAATCAGCTTACCGTCAATGGCGCTGACGGCTGGTTCATCGGTGCGTATCTGTCCGGCACTGGTATTGCCACCGGCACCACAGTCACGGAGATTGACCCTTCGGGCACGATTGTGACGCTCAGTGCCAATACCACCGCCGCTGTGAATGGGAGCGTGACCGCGACCTACAACAACGGCACGGTGTTCTACAACGTTGCGCACCTCAACCGCCCATTCGCCCAAGGTGCAATCACCTAATCGGGACTGCCAGCCCGATAGTGCCGGGGATAAATCCCTGTTTATCCCCGGCACTTTTCCCAACTCCGCTAGAGGAAAGATTGTCATGGAAGCCTTCGAAAACCGCCCTCCGTATGTGGACTTCGAAATGCGCGCGGTCGAGGATCGCGAAGCCTCAATCGCTGCCGGCACGTATATTGCCAAAGACGTGCCGTTCGCTATCATCACGCCCGCGGGCTCGCGGGACAAGATTGAAAAGGAAGCCTCGCTCTGGTTCGCGCAGATCAAGCAGCAGACCAGCGAAGGTCGCTTCCCCCAGGCATGGCTGGATGCCTACAATTCCGCTTTCAAAGCTTGGCAGGAAGGTCAAGAAATCCCGACAGAGGGATTTCCTATCCGCAACTGGTCAGTGCTTTCGCCCGGTCAGGTGAAGATGCTAATCGGGCTGAATATTCGCACGGTGGAAGACCTTGCGGCAGCCTCGGACGATGTTCTCGATCGTATCGGTATCGGTGCTCGGAGTCTGAAGCAGAAGGCAAAGGACTTTTTCTCGGTCGGGGATGCCAACAAGGCTTCGGCCGAGGTCAATGCCCTCCGCGCCGAGAGGGACGGGCTAAAGCTCGACAATGACAAGCTGTTGGCGGAGATCAAAAACCTTCGTGAGCAGGTTCGGGCTTTGCAGAAAGTATCGGTGAACGCATGAGCATTCTCGCAGTTGTCCAAAACACTTGCCGTATCAACGGCATCCCCTCGCCGGGGGCGGTGGTATCCAACCCGGATGCTACTGTGCAACAGCTTTTGGGCATTGCAAACGAATTGCTCGATATGATTGCGCAGGATGCGAAGTATCAGGTGTTCACCAGCGAAGCTATCTGGACACTCGTTCCGGGCGAAGACCAAGGGCCGATAGAGACAATCGCCCCCGGCATTATCTACGCGAACAATCAGACTTTCTACGACCGCACCCTGCGCCGGCCTCTTTACGGCCCGGTGGAAGATGATGAATGGCAGGCCCTCAAGGCCCTACCGAACCCCGGCCCGTTTTACAAGTTTCGCTTCCGCGGGGGCAACTTGTTGATCAATCCAGCCCCAACGCCGCCGCTCAGTCAAATCGCGTTCGAGTATAAGACAAAGTATTTGGTCAAGCCTGTCTCCGGGCCAAATAAGCAATATTTCACAGCAGATACCGATACCTGCATCTTTCCGGAAAACATCCTCCAGCGAGGTCTCCGCTATCGCTGGAAAGAGGAAAAGGGCCTTCCGTATCAAGCTGACGAGGTTGCTTTTTGGAACATGCTGAATAACTACATCGCCGGAAGTCGCCCTCGTCGATCCTATCTCCTTCACGAGGATCAATTGACGATCAAGCCCGGCGTGTTCGTCCCCTCTGGCTCATGGCCTGTCTAATGCGCGGGCCGAGTCGCTTTTCCCTTCGAGGCAGGCCCAGTCCTCCCGTCCGCAGTCAAGCAACTGCGGAGTTGGTTTCTCTTCCAGCGCCAACCGGCGGGTGGAACACCGTCTCGGCCATTGCCAATATGCCTCCAAGGGATTGTGTAATCATATCCAATTTCTGGCCCGGAGTGGCTACGGTCGATTTGCGGAAAGGCAGCATAAACCATTCCACCGGTTTGAGCGGGCAGGTGGGCACTTTGATGGCCTACAACGGTTCGGGGAGTAGTTTTTGGGCTGCCGTTCCTTCGGGGATTTATGACGCCACCAATGCTGGGAATGTCGGCCCTCTCGGAATTGCCTGCACAAATGCTTATTTCGACTATGTGAACTTTCAAAACGCTGGTGGGCGCTATATCGTTGCAGTAAACGGGGTTGATAAACTCAAGCTCTATGATGGAACTCTCTGGAAGAACATAGACGACATTTCCTCACCATCTATCACCGGTGTTGTGACTAATGATTTGTCAGCAGTAACTGTTTTCAAACGTCGCTTGTGGTTTGCGAAGAAAAATTCCCTAGATGCTTACTATCTGGGTATTGACGCAATTGGCGGAGCCTTGCAGCTATTCCCGCTTGGCGCGTTGTTCAAGCGCGGTGGATCGCTGCTGAGGCTTGATACTTGGACGATCGACGGCGGGAACGGGATTGAGGATTACCTCGTCCTAATCACTACAACAGGCGAGTGTGCAATTTACGAAGGCTATGATCCGACTTCTGCTGACAATTTTTCCTTGGTTGGTGTATTTGACCTAGGCTCGCCCGTCGGTCAGCGCTGCACAACTAAGTTTGGCGGTGATTTGATCTATCTGAGTAGGAATGGTGTTATCCCTCTATCGTCAATCCTACAGTCTGTAGCCATTGGACGGACTGAAGCCTTGTCAATGAAGATTCAAAAGGCTTTTTCCGACGCTGCGACACTTTACGGTTTTCAGTCGAATTGGCAAGTCATTAACTTTTATGATGAAAATATGCTGCTTGTTAATGTCCCTGCTATTGGCGGGCAAGTGCAGTTCGTAATGAATACCATTACCAAAGCTTGGACTTTGTTCAGCGGGTGGAACGCGAATTGTTTCGCTGTTTGGAACAATAGCCTATATTTTGGCGGGAACGGGGTTGTTCGAAAGGCTTGGACGGGGACTTCCGACGCTGGGGTAGCAATCACTGGCGTTGTGCAACAGGCTTATAACAATTTCAATCGAGCGGGGAATAAACAAATTGACCTCACCCGGCTGAACGTAGCAACCAGCTCTTCGGTAAACATTCAGGCTCGGTATTTTTCAGATTTTGAAGAAACTGTTGATTATAGCGAAGTCAACCTTGTTTCCAGCAGTAGCACTTCTCTATGGGATAACGGGGTTTGGGACTCGGCTGTTTGGGGAGGAGACTTGTCCCAGCTCCGCACTTTCTGGATTTCGATCAATAATAAACCCGCCTACTTTCAATCTTTGGTATTGCGCGTTCAATCGACTAGTGCTACATTCACGTGGACATCGACCGACTTTGCTTTTCAGCGGGGAGGGATACTTTGAAGCCCGTCAACATTGTCTGCGGCCCGATCTGGAATGATGCTCTGGGTTATTGGATTGCCAACCGGACGGGAGGGCAGTATGTCCCAGGCCGTTCCCAACAAATCGGCTCGCTAAATAGCGAAGGGAAGGTCAGAGCCGTTTCGCAATTTTCCGATTGCAATGGGCGCTCGATGTTACTCCATTGCGCAGGCGAAGGCCCGAACTGGTTGACGAGAGAGTTTATTTTTTTCACTTTCCATTATGCTTTTGTGCAAATCGGAGTGGAGAAGCTGATTTCTCCCGTGGAAAGCGGGAATATCGCTTCCCGCCGTTTCGTTAGACGTATGGGGTTCAGTCTAGAGGCGACCCTCAAGGACTGTGCGCCGAGTGGAGATTTGCTGCTCTATACCATGAGCAGAAATCAATGCCGCTGGCTTACATCTTTGAGGGATTACAATGGGAAAGCCAAGAGCACCCGCGCCGCCTGATTATGCTGCCGCTGCAAAGCAGCAAGGCGAGGCCAATCTTAATTCAGCGATAGCAACAAATGTCATGGGGAGGGTTAACCAAATCACCCCTGACGGTTCGCTGACTTATCAAGACATCGGTTTCTACACACTGCCAGATGGCACGAGGGTTCCGCTCACCCAAATGACAACTACTCTGTCCCCAGGGCAGCAGAAGTTGTATGATCAAAATCTTGCCATAAGTCAACAGTTGAATGACCTAGCCGAGCAGGGTATAGGTTATGTTGGCTCAATGGTCAACACCCCATTTGACACGCAAGGTCTTGCCCAAAGGCCGACCAGCCTGCCGGGAAGTGGGGATTACGGTGCCCAGCGGGATGCTGTTACCAATGCTCTGATCGCTCGGATGAATCCAGAGTTGGATCGGCAGGAAGAGAGCCTTCGCACCCGACTAGCAAATCAAGGTCTAGAAATCGGCGGAGAAGCTGCCAATCGAGAATTGTTCAATTTTGGGCAAACGCGCAACGATGCGCTTATTTCGGCATTGTTGGCTGGCGGGACGGAGCAGTCCCGGATGCAGAGCATGGATCTCAATGCTGCAAACTATGCCAATCGGGCGCGTGACGCAGGCTTGCAGGAACAGGCGTTCTTGCGATCGGAGCCGCTCAATACGCTCAACGCCCTGCGGACTGGAAACCAAGTTTCCATGCCGAACTTCACTTCAACTAGCTCAGCGTCGGTGCAGGCGGCTCCGATTTATGATGCGGTTGCCGATCGGTATCAAGCGGAGTTGCAAAACTTCCAAACTCGGATGCAGGGGTATAATGCACTTATGGGCGGGCTAGCAGGATTGGCCGGCTCGGCAGCTTCGGCGTTTATCCCCCAGAAGGTGATGCTACGTGGCTAACATGAAAATCCCGAGTATGCCCACCGGTTTTGAATATCTTGCCCGCAGGGCCGATCGAAGGCAGGCTCTGGCCGATGCGATGCGAGCTCGGGCCATCACTCCCGGAGAAGGGCAGCAGACCGCTCTGTCCCCCTTCATCAACATCGCCCATGCGTTGCTGGCGAACAAGGTAGAAGGGCAGGCCCGGAGGGCGGAGGAAGAATATGGACAGGGTATTCGTGGGCTGTATGCAGAAGAAAGCTCGCGATTTCAAGATGCCATCAATTCAAATCCGAACATTACCGGCACCGAGCTGGCTACGATGTTTCCAAACCCCACTAACCCGCTGGTGCAGGCCCTGATTGCCAAGAGGGTTGAGGCTGAAGCCAAGCGAATGGAGAATGATGTAACTTTGGATGGGACTCAGGAAGTTCTCCTGCCCGGCAGTCAAAACCCTGTAATGCAGCAGACTTTCAAGTCCGGTCGAACGGAGATATTGCCGGGGGTGCGAACCGCACGACCCTTTGTCCAAGCCGGCGGCGCGGCTGTGGACGCGATTACCGCAAATCCGATTGCCCAGCTTCCGCAAGACCCGAACGATGTTGTTATTCGCGGGCAGCCGGCCCCCGGTCAATTGCTTGGCGACCCGATTATCA